TATCCAATCCAAACATCTTGCTCTGGTCGAAGGCCACCAGAGTCTCATGAACTCGGTTCCTCCACTCGCAAGTTCCCTTCCTAGAAACTTCTTCCCGCAAGGGGCAAAGGTTGGCGTTCTCCACCCAATACTTTAGGGCTACAAGATGCCCATCCCTTTCTATTAGTTGGTCGATGGCGTATTCAATCGTAGCAACGCCATCCTCGGCCATAACATCATCAGCATCCACCCACGCCTGAAACTCGCAGGAACAGGCTCCTAGAGCCAAATTTCGGGCTTCTGCGAAGTCGTCTATGAAAGGCCAATCAGTCTTTTTATTCTTATAGTGAACGATTCTAGCACCGAGAGCCAATGCGATTTCCTCGGTTCGGTCTGGCGTAGCTGACCCCCTAGCAATACAAACAACCATCTCTTTTGCGACTGGGGCAAACGATTTAAGGCAACGCTCAATGTAGGCTTCTTCATTTCCCGCAATTAAATATATGGAAAGATCGTGCTTCATTCAAGAGGATTTCAGTTAGGATTTCTCTCTACTTTTATATGTCAATAGAAAGAAAAAGGGGGAGCAGGTTATTCACCCACTCCCCCTTCTTCAGAGGAACCAGACTAGAACCAGAGATCAGCTATAGTTCGTGGTGATACGCACAGCGGCGTTCGCATCGATCACAACTTCAGCGGTGTTCATGCGAACACGGAGAACATTGGAGCGGCGAGCGTCATCACGGTAGGTTTCGGAGATGAAGCCGCCCGGAGCGTCATCAGCCCACACGAGGGTGCGACCAACTCCGCCAGCGGTGAACTCACCGCCCTGCAAGTTGGCAACGATGATCTTGGTGTCGGGGATGATGAACGAGCCAGAGTAGGCCAAGTTCTTGTTGGCGGTGTTACGAGCCGCACGACCAATCAGAACCTTCTCCACACCCAGACCAGCGGCGACCTGTTGCTCGGAGAGCAAGCGAGGGCCAACATCGGAGATAACTCCGAAGAACATATTTTGCAGGAGGGTGCTCCGGCGGATACGCTCAAACACATTGGCCGACATGAGAACCGCATTGGCCTCATAGCCGAGCTTGTTGAGGGACAACTTGGCCGCCGCAACGTCCGCAGGGGCGTTGATGGTGGTCAAGTTGCCTTCCAAATAGGCCACGGCACGAGTCTGATCGGCGGTGGCAAACGGAGTGGTGGAAGCCCAGAGCAAATCAGCAACTCGCTTCTCGTGCGAGAGCTTCAACTGACGCAAGAGGAACTTGGCCGAGGAAGCCTCGATTTGGAAAAACCTGTTGAGATCCGACTTGAGCGCATCATCGATGTACTCGATCAGTCCCGTCTCCTGCGTGGTGTAGCTTTGGGAGGTGTATGACCGGGTGATGGAGGCATACTCAGAAGCGATATCCCGCTTGAGAGCGTCCGCATTACGCAGATCAGCACCAGCGAGGGTAGCTTTGAGGTAAGTTCCAGATTTCGCCGGGACATTGAGCAAGGGGAGAACTTCCGCCCCGATAAGCCCGACATCACTTGGGCCTTCAACCAGAGCTTGGCTGATATCCGCCCGAATCGTTGTTCCGCCAGAGATAAATGACATGGTATTTTATTCTTTCTTGGTTAGTTTTTCAGTTGATTAGAACAACGGAACAGCGATCTCGATAACCGCCGAAGTTGCCGTGGCCGCCTCGAGGGCGATGCCAGCCGTGCCGATATTGGCCGCCAGCGTGGTCACCTGACCGCCGTTGTCGAATTTCAACACATCACCCACCGCCGCAACGCCAGAGACGGTGCAAAAGAAGGTGGGGTGGAAGAGCTTGACTGTGCCTGCGTCACCAGCGGCAACATCCTGCTGGACTACGCCGATAGCCTTATTGGCTCCAGTTACAGCAACAACAGCCTGTCCAGCCGTGGTGTTGGCCTGAACCAAGCGAAAAGCCGAGATTGCCGTGGCGAATGTAAAGGTGCGAAAATTTCCTTCAATCTGTGAACTCATTGTTTTTTATCCTTTGTTAGATTTTGGTGATGCCCCGGCTCAACGCCTCGGCATATTCGTTGGGGTTGGAGAGCATCACGGCCTTCATGGCCGAGAGCTTCGAAGTCGCATAGTCGGGGTGAGCCGACACAAGGGCTTCAAAAGTTTTGGGTTCGACTTTGGCTTCTACCTTTTCCTCGACAACAGGGCTGGCGGGGATAGGCTTGATGCCAAATTCAACGAGGGCTTGTTTCACAAGCTCGCTCATGTTCGTGTCCTTTTTCTCCTCGGAAGGAGTTTCGGCAACAGGAGCTTCCTCTTTTTTGGGTTCTTCTTTAGGGGTTACGATGGCTTCGAGAGCTTCCATGCGCTTCATCAAAGCCTCCATCTGCTGTTTATATTCGTCCATATTTGGTTTTCCTTGATTGTCAAGTATTGGGTCACTCTCGACAACTGCTTGTTTAATATCGGCGGGGACACTTTGCCCTCCTGCCACATAGCCCAATTTTGATCCGACAGCGAAAACCAGCATATCCTGTTCCACTCCCGCAAAGTCCCTGAACCTCTCGTTTGAGGCAGGGGAACTCACCAGATCGGCAGAGGCGATGCTCTGGGGTCGAATGTAATCCTTGCCGTTGATGGTCTCGGATTCATTCATAAAGGCCAAGGAAACGCCAAACTGATCGGGGGCTTCGTCAGCCATCTCTTTGATAAGAGCATAGTGGGGCGAGCTTTTAAGTAGGTGCAGATCGGCCTTTAGCTTGTCCCCTTCGATGCGGGGATTGCGTGCCAGTCCCACTACAGCGTCCAAGCCGGAGCCGTGGTTCATCTTTACCTTCACGCCATTGGGGGCTTTCTTCATCAATTCAAAAGCCTGTTCGATGGAGGTCTTGTCGATATAGAGATCGTGGCCCTTGGCTTCTCCTTGGCTCAAGATATACACGGCGGGAATGATGCTGGCATCTTCCAAAGACTTGTTGCGTCTCTGCTTCTTTTTCCAGTCCCGATAGGTTTGGTAGGCCACCGCCGCCCTCTGCTTTACATCCTTAAAGGTCTTGACTGCCTCTTCGTTTCCCATGAAGCGACCAACGAAATCCTTGATCTTGTCCTTCTTTTCGGGGCTAGGCAGGGGCATAAGATTAGGCTAGGGTTAATAGATACTTGAGCCGATTAACTGCGCCAAGAATATCGTCTCTGATGTTTAGAAGATCGCTGTCTCCATCCGCAAGATAGCCGGGAAGTTCGTCCGACAAGAAGGCGATAAAGTCATCGTTGTATTCCCCAAAGGATTCTGATGAAAAGTTGTCTAGTTCAATTCCAAATACAGAGGCCGAAACGATGCGCCCATACTTGCCAAAGAAGGTTTCTAGGAAATTGTCGATTTTATCATCGAGCATTTCATAGGCGTTGCCGAATGACTTGTGCTGGCTGTAAGATTTTGTCTGCCAATGAAATATCCGCAACTGATTCTGATAAGTCAGAAGGGAGGTTAGGATTGTCTCGCCGTTGGCGTTTTCCATAAGCCTAGTCCTTTTTGTCAATTTTCTTGTCGGTAATCGGCCCGCCAACAATCCAAGCATCGCAAGTCCTCTTGGCCGCACATTTAAAATCAAAGATTTCGCAGTAGCCTAAATCGCCACCAATAGCCACCTCGTTTGCGTCCTCGCCAATCCCCTTCTTGATGCATCCTAATAGCTTACTGGTTTGATTGAATGCGGCGCAATTTCCGCAACGCATTTTCTTTGCCGTCTCCACATCGCCTTGGAACTCGTCTGCCTTGGCTTTCCAGTAGTCCTCGTTTGGCTCGTTTGGGTTTGCGGGGCCATAGTTGGCATCGTCCACGGCGGTCTGCCTGTTTTCAAGATTCGTTTTAATGTCTTGAGTAGCGATAGGGCAAGCGGCGGGTTCTTCTAGGTTTTCGTCTCGGCTGTTCATTTGTTTGACCAGCTTCTTTGCCCAAGCATAACCAGCATCCCCGCCCCAAAGTTGCCATGCTTGCCAGCCTTTACCTTGCTCGTCCCAACTGCTTCCTTGTTTATCGACCTCATGCCGATCAAAGAAAGCCTTCATGCGCCTAGCTGTGTCCGGGGAGATCGTCTTTCCATTCGACAAATCTCTAGCCCTAGCGATGCCCACCGCCGTTCCGCCTCGCTGACTGGCTGGCTTTTTGTCCCTAACTTCCAGCCCTCTCTTCGCCGCTTCTCTCACGCCTTGAGGCGGGGTGAAGTCGATATCCGAATACTTACCAAGTTCACACGCACTCAGCATTCCCTTGACCAAAAGCTCCACGCTTTCTTTGTCCAAAGATTGCAAGATGCTTGGAACCTTGGGGGCGAGCTTTCCATCCTTGGAGCTTCCTGTGGGTAGTTCTTCAACTGGCGTAGCCTCGGTAGGTTCACGCTCTTCGCCCACATCGATATCGCCATCACCGCCGGATTCCCCGCTTTCGGTATCTTGAGGCTTGATAGGAGGAACATCGTTCCCGCCATCCTCCCCGCTATCATCGGCTTCCTCTGGTGGTTCTTGGTTGTCTTGTGTGATGGTTGGCTCTGCTTGCGGAACCATAGCCCCGCCAGCTTGTGCCTGTGCGAAAGTAGCCGTTGCCAAAATATCTGAGATTGCCGTGGCGGGAATGTTGTATTTTTCGGCAAGGTCGGTTATCATCTTGGTTTCCCTTGCCCTCTGCTGAATCGATGATTCAAAATCCAATCCTCGCTCACTATAAATATCCGCCGCCGTGCGTAGGCCACTCTTAAATTCTGCAATCGCAGATGCAGATTCCCGCCCTAAATCTATTGAGACGCTCGCCCCAAAATTGAAAACTCCCTTGGTCGTCTTTGTTCCAAGATTGTTTTTGATTAGCCCACGAGCGATGCCGTCAGCGATAACGATGTTTTTGATTGGCCGAAGAACCTTGTCCTCTAGCAATTTCTGGTGACGCTTGAAGGTGCGGGATGCCTGTTGCATTTCCAGCCGTGCCGTGGGGCCGGACATTGCCGAAGGGTCAACGGCAAAAGAATAGGGAATGCCCACGCCCATGCAGATATTCCGAAGCAGAATCTTGTGAAACTCTTGGAAGCCGTTGCCGGGGCGGTTGGGCGAATCGGGGAACTGCATTTCCTCTCCCGGCTCCAAGTAGGTGATTCTTCCCGGTTCGATGCTTTCAATCTTGATCGTCTGGTTGTTTGAGTCGAGATCGTTGGTGAGATTGGCTAGATCAGAGGCGTTGTTGTTTGTGCGCTTGATGATCCCACCCTGCGAGCTTGCAATCTTGGCGGCCATCTTTTCCATCGCTGTGATCTCGTAAATATCCGTGGCATCATTGATGGCCGTGCAGAAAGCCGTCACGCCCCTATACTGATCGATGCGAAGCGGGTCATATAGGTGGAATACTTGGCTTGCCGGAATCGTGGCTTGAAACATATAGGCGTTGCCGAATGTTCGCAGATAAACATCGTATCCGTCTGGTGCGCCTGTCTCTTGGTTAATATGGATTCCACCGATCAGATTGAGGCTGGTATAGGTGCGGAACGGATCGCCGATTCGGTCTGCTTCGATGCCCTGCAAGCGGAGGTCTCCATCTTGGGTTCTGGCTAAGACAAAGAAAAAGTCTCCATCCCGAAGCATCGACATTGTGGCAATCTGCATAAGGATCGAGCCTGTGTGCCGTCCCGATAGATCGCACTTATCCCACCATTGATTCCAATAAGCCTCGACCTCGCTATTTACATTTTGATCTGCGGTTCTGGCTTGGTAGGTGATATTGGCCGCCACATGAGTCGCAAACTTTAGGAGCAAGGAGCGCACAAGACCGAAGTTCTGGTCTAGGTCTCTTGCCCTCTTCATCATTTCCACCCGATCATAGTTTGATCGGAAACCCTCTGCCCCGGTTAGCTGGCTTGGGACTCTCCGCTGGCGGTTGTAAAGGGTCGCATCATATTCAAACTTGGTTAGCTTTGCCCTGCTTGCCAGCCGTTCCACCGCCGCATTGGGATTGAAGAAGGCCACCGCCTTATCAATCAGATTCAATTCAACTTTCTTCATGCCCCGCCCATAGTCCTAGATGGCCCGAAGCTCGCATAGGTGTGATAGACTTGCGTGTTGGAAGCCCTGCGGATTGCAAGATTCAGTTCGGCGATTGTGTCCCGCACTTCGCCCAGATTGGCTCGGCTGAAAGATCGCCCTGCGATGCTATAGCTCGCCCCCGCCACCGCTATCGCCTCAAGACAAGTCACATACTTATCACGCAGGGAAGTTAAGGTAGCAAGCGGCAAACCAACGAATGCGCCACTAGCCATGCAACTCCTCCTCTGTCAAACTTGCGGGGATGACTTTTAGTCGGCCATGCAAAGCCGCCCCGCATAGCCCCATGCATTCGCAATCCATCAAGTGATTATTCTTTCCAATCTGCTTCCAGACCCGCCGTGTGCGTCCAGTAAGCGGGTTCTTGACCTCTACCTTCACCTCGGCATCAATGTGAACTTTCCACACATCGGGAGTATCCTCGGCTATAAAGCCATCGGTTTTGAGTAAGGTTGCTAGTATGTCTTTGAAAACAGGGTTAGACCAACGCCAAACAGGGCAGAGTTTCCACTTCCATCCTATCTTTGATCCTGTGCTTTTACCGCTAAAGGGATCGCCGTTGGCTAGGCGTGAATATGGCCTTTGCACCTTTTGATTCCCCGCTATTTCCGAAAAGCTGGTTTTGTCCGATCCTACCAAGGCTATCCATCCATTCACGCAACAATTCAAATAAACATCTCTCGTCTGATCGCCCGAGTCGATAAACACGCACTTGTCCTCTACGCTGAACTCATCTTGCTTGGCCTTTATATCGCCCCAAGTTTCCAGCCGTCCCGCCCACACCAATCTGCTTTTGCCCTCGGCATCCCAAGCCCTTACGATGCACCATGCGTGAAACCCGCCGGATTCCTGTATGTCGCAAGCCATGATTAGCTTTTCGCCCATACGCACCTCGCCCATGCGGTAGGCTCCGGGCTTTATGTCGATCTTCTCTTGGTCATGCTCCAGCCAAGGTTCGGCCAACACTCGATTCACAAAGTCCTGCAAGCCCAGAATCCCGCCATGTTTATCTTGTAGGAACTTGACCGCTAGGGAGCCGAAGGTTGCCCACGGCGCATAGAGTCCATTGAGGTGATAGGATCGCCGCCCCGGCTCGCCCTTTGGATTGGTTGGCATCCACTCGCCTTCCCTAAGCATCTTGGTCTTTTGCCCATCGGTGATTTTGCCTCGGCATCCTTCGCACTCGTAGTAGGCCGAGTTTTTAACTATGCCGAAGTCATATTTGCCTTCTTCAATCTTTGCCTTTTCGTCCCACTTCACCTGTCCCCACAATAGTTTCTGTTTCATCCCACAATGCGGACAAGGCACAAAGTAGAATCGCATATCGCCCTTTAACCATTCAGCCCAGATGATCGAATCTGCCGTGGTCGGGGTGCTGGTACTGACGACTAGGTGATTTGGGTAGGTCGCCACCCTTGCCTCGGCCAACTGCAACGCCCCGGCTTCCTTTGAGCCTGTGCCATCAGAAAATTTATCAACTTCATCCAAAAGTAGGGTTGAAACGCTACGACTACTAAGGGCACTCGGAGAGCAACTGCCTACGAACCATAATGATGATCTGCGAAAGTGCTGTTCGAGTATCTTTATTTTATCGGTATTGTCTGGTTTTTCTTTGGCTAGGATTGGGCAGTCATCGATCATCGGGAGCCAGCGAGTCTCACTAAAAGATCGAGCAAGGGATTCTGATGGCATTACCCACAACGCCGGACAGGGTGCTTCCGCAATTTTATACGCCAGCCCTGCAAGGATCGTGGTTGTTTTGGAGGTCTGTGCGCCCCAAACAAGCGTCAATCTTCTGACCGCATCATTTCCAAAACATTCCAGCGGCTCTCTGCAATAGGGAGTTAAATTTGTCGAGTACGGCCCCGGAATGTTCGTCACCCTCGCCGATAGCATCAAGTTCTTCTCTGCCCACTCGGTAATACTTAACCTTGGCCTTGGCTGGAACAATTCTTGGATGAAGCTGGTCGGATTCATTCATCGCTTCACATCAAAAATTTTGTTCATACGCCACACATCCCTTCTTCACAATAAGGATGATCGCCGCCAAAAATATCCATCTGCCCTTTGTCGAAATCATCCCTAAAATCTACTTGCTCAATAGGTGTGCAAGACTTGTGAAGAAATGGAGTGGAGTCAAAATTTTCACGATTCTTTTTTGCAACTTGCATATCCTTTTCAAATTGCACGGCTCTTTGAAATGCCTCTGGTTCTTCTTCTTTAAGTCTTTTCCATTCTTTGTTTGAATGAAATGGACAATAGACGCACGATGATCTTGGTGGCTTTGGGTATCCGTTCTTCTCCATCCACTCCAAGCAACTTTGCCTTGTCATTCGCTTTTCAATCAAAGGCCATCGGCTTTGTACCCAAGCATCTCTAGACGGCTTGCACCGATGCCACTCGTCCCAAGAAATGCCGATGTATTGAGTTACTGAAATATGTTTTTGACCCCTCTTAATTTTACACCTAGCCCTAGCCTCTTTCATAATCGGCTTAATTTTGAAGTCTGCTGTGCAAGACCTAAACACAATCTTCCCCAGCTTGCCATTGGCACTTTTAGTAAAGAATGGAATGTTCGTTCTGCTGAACTTGCGACCATCTTTTGTAATCCTCATCTTTAATGATTCTTTTGAAAGACTTCCAGCCGTGACTATATAAACTGGGTAAGGCAACAATGCCTTTAGTTGATCTAGCCATTTATAGACGCTTTCTGGCTCGTCTTGTGTATCTGAGAAAATAGCAAAATCTGGCATAGGGGAAATCTCGCCCTTCGCACACATTAAGGCCAAGCAACTAGACTGAACACCAGCACCAAGAGAAATGATGTTGTATTCCGTTTTTATGTCTGGTTGAACTAATGGATTCATCGCTTCACCATGTAATCTTTTGCATACGCCCACGCTGGGTTCTGGTGAATCTTATGATGACACTCAAAGCAAGTAGCTAGGAAAAACTCGTCTTGGTTCAGCCTGTCCCCAAACCTTCCTCGCCTATGGTGAACTTGGCTTGCCATCTTGCATTGGCAGACTTGGCAGATCGGGTTGTTGCCTAGAAACCTCTCTCGTACTTGTTTATAGGTGGCGTTCTGTTTGGCTCGCTTCTTGGATACTGGCCGCAGTCTCCCGCCTCGCTTGAGTGGCGTTTTGCGTTTAAGGGGAGAGCGTTTCATTTTTTTAATGATGGAAAGTAAAAGAAGGTATAGAAAAAAATATAAAGGCCGTCTATCCAATCAAATTGGGTTAACCCAAAACTATTGCTGATTATGATAAGAAAGAAAAGCGGGGTGCAAAGCCACTTACAAAGACTATCTAGGATTTTATTCAAGTGTTTCATAGGTCAAACAGATTGCAGATAAACGCAACAATGACAAGGCCAGTCACAATGACTAGGAAGCATTCGTTCATTTGAATCCCTCCTCTGCTTTTTGTATGGCTATGAAGATTTGGTCGATCCCCTCTTGAATCGCTGTCTTGGCACACTCCGGGTCGGATGGGTTTGCCCTTGTCGCTAGGCTGGCCGGAAGAGCATCCAGTAGTGACCGAATCTGTCCCAAAAACTTCGTATATATTTCTTGCACTTCGCTTGTTCGCATTGTGGCCTTGGTTAGCTCCTCGAACTGGGCGTGTTCCACCTCGGCCTCGCTTACCCTTTTCTTTGCCTCTCCCCAGCCTTGGATCGCCGCCCTTAGTGCTACCGGGCTTCCGTCTCGGTAGGCTCGCCCGACTAACGAGTAGGCAACTAACTCTGCCCTCCTTGCTCGAATCAATCTGCCATTCGTTGTCTCCGATTTGATTGATTCGACAAATTCCGAGGGATCGGATGGCTCGGATGAGTTGGCCGAGGGTTTGAGGATGGGACGAACTCGGCTTGGTTTCTTTTGGTTTATCAACCGCCATCGGCTTGCGTCTGCCTCGGAGGTGAGGGGCATTCCGGCCTTTACCATTTTGGACACTCGCCCCTTGTCCACGCCCCACGCATCGCATAGTTGCTTTTGGGTTATCATTCATTATAGGGGACGGCCACAAGCCTCGCACTTTTCGCCCCCTCCTTTTTCTGACTCATCGTCCCCTGTCTGCTCCATCATCTCTGCAATCTCATCCATGCCAAATCCTGTGACCTCTAGGTCGATCTCCCCGGTATCGATCTCCTCAAGCAAGTCCTTGAGTTGCGGAATGTCGAACTCGCCACTCAGTTTATTAAGAGCGATGTTGGCCGCCTTCTCCTTGTCCAGCGGAAGATCGACAGCCCACACCTCCACCTCGGTCTTTCCCATCGCTTGATAGCATTTCAATCGTTGATGGCCTCCAACCACATTACCAGTCCTAGCATTCCAAGTGATCGGCTGTAGGTCGCCAAGCTCTGACAGGCTTTTGGTCAGTCGCCCAAGTGCTTCATCCGAAATTTTGCGCGGGTTGTAAGGAGCCGGACAAAGTTCATCGACTCGCTTTTTTAGAATACAGGGGAATTTCATCTGCTTTTTAGATCAACGACTTGCAAAAGCACTCTTCAGTATTGTGGACATAAGTGATTGATGGTCAACTCGTACAGAATTTGATCGCCTCGGAACC